CAAATAGATAAATTTATAAAAATAATTTCTTACTAACAAGATAATCATTAATAATTTTTTTCAAATCCTCTTTATTTTTATCACTGATACCACTAAACTGCCGTTTAGGAATAGTTACCGATTTAGCAAAGTAATCAGTGCCGCCAACTTTAAAATGCAGAACTTTAGCATTCTTAGGCGTTATAGTTCCACCTCTATCGTGAATCCCTGCATAAACTAAATTACTGAATATTGAAATACTGTTTCCCTTTATCGCAGCTGTCCCCAAAGAGCCTTTAAGCATTCCTGTGTCATTAAGCGGTTTCCCTTTTCTGATTTTCAAAGAGGCCCACGCATTTCCCTGATAATCTGTTCCGCTGTCAAACCTTTTTCGCATTTCATTTTCCATATAAAATGCTATCTCGTCAAACATTTCTTCCTTACTGACGCTTCCAAGTCTTTCCTTAAAACTGGAACCCGCACTATCGAGATTGGTTGTTATAGTAATTCTCATAATAAGTCCTTTCATAAAAAAATCACAGAATTTTTTACATCCTGTGATTAATTTTTATCATTATTCGTATGTGCACTCTTTCTCTTCTTCCTCTGTTAGAAATCCCTCACCACTAAACTCAAATACTTCAGCAATTATTGCTTCCGCTTTCTCTTTTGGTGTCATTTTATCAAATCTCGCATTTCTTTCTTCCTGAGTTTCTTCTGGATCAAAATCTCGCTCTTCAGCTCTCTTTAAAGCCTCTTCCAAATCCTTTATAAATTTTTCTTTTGCCACTCTTTCCACGACCTTTCTATAAATTTACCTACTTTTCTTGAAATTTCTCGTGGTTTTGGATTATTTTTATATTCACTCCATGCTTCAGCTATAAATTCCTCGACTTTTACAGTTGCATATTTGGAAAGATTTTTTGATATTACCGTTTTATTGGTTTCAAAATATTTTTTTACATCTTTGGATTTAGAAATACCCAGTAATTTATCAATTTGATGTCCAAACTCATGATCAAATATAGATTTCATTGTATCACAGCCAACAGGTTTCCATCCGTTAGTTACTTGTCTTTTTCTTTCAGCAATAACATTATCATAATTATTATAATAGTTTGAGTTCAATGATATTCCAGCATACTTGTTTACTATTTTTATAATTTCATTCTCATCTGGATTATTTCCTAGTCTAGTAACATGAAAAGATTCCGCTGTTCGATTACTTTTTATATTCAATTTTCCTAAAACATAATCAAGCAATTCTTTAGTGCCTTTTGTCAATTTATTATTCTTAGCATAATTTTTTAATTCTGCTTCCAATAATTCATTTCTCTTTTGCATACTTCCAACAAATTTAATTTGCTCTGCAACTTCTGGATATTTATTTTTCATAGCCGCAAGTCCACGATTCCACTCATTAGCACAACGTACATCAATACCAGTATAATCCGCTTTCACTTTCAATACTTTTTCAGCATAGCTATTCGCTTCTTTAACTGTCTTTATCGAGTCAATTATACTACTATCGCCATCTTTTTTCAATGGTTTGGCAACTACAAAATCAGGAATGTCAAACTTATCAGCAAATGCTTCCACCTTTTGCCTATAACTATTCTCAAGTGTTTCTATATAGCCAACATCGCCTATATTATCCGCAAAACTTCCCACATCCAAGCCGATGTCATCACTGCTTACAACTTCACTCGGATCTACTTCATCTTCAGTCAAGGACACGGTATAACATCTGCAATTAAATCCATTTGGCGGAAAGTATTTGTCAGCTTCAGGCGTTCCCACTTTAAATATTTTCCCGTCAAGTTCCTTTGTGTGCTGCTGTTCTCTTCCATCTAAGATACCGCAGTAGCGATAATATGGATAACGCTCTTTGTACTTGTCAACCTTCAAATGAATACCAGCGTTGTAGGCATGATTCATATTTGTTCTGAATACGGTTTTTAAATATCCCTCATTTAGCTTTAATCCGCTCTCTGACAGTATTTTATCAACATCTTTTTTCCAGTCTTTAAATGTTCCGCCATTCTCGAGTGTATTCGACATCTGCTTAAATATTTTTTCTGTCACATTGACATCCGTGACCTTCTTTATCCAAAAATACTTTTGCCTTGAATAATCCATTTCTTTTTCCACATCAGTGTATAAGGCGGGATGTTTTTTCAGAAAATTATCAAGTGCGGCATTCTTTGTCTTGGTTCTAGTATTTGCAAATTCTGTTACTCCGTTATCGACCATAGCGGCATTGTCAAATCCCTGCAAAGTCGACATCAGCATTAAATCTTCCAGTATATTTTCATAGTTAAAGTTCAAGTCATAGAAATCTGAAATATCTTTAGCTTTTTCTATCTTTTCTCGTACAGCTTTCAATACATCCTTCTGCCATCTTTTAAAATTATTTTCAACAAATCTGTCAAATCTAGCCTGATTCCTTTCAATTAATTTTCGTTTCTCATTTATTTTATTGATGTTCAGTTTTTTTTTACCTTTGGCGAACTCACTTACTTCAGCCTTCTCTACTTCCACCAAGTCAATCACATCCACGCCCAGCATTTCTGCTATCTTATCTTTAGTGAAGGCATATCCGCTCTCCATAATTTTAACTATCGAGTTCACTTTCTCAGTCATAGTTTTCGCTTTCTTATCTTCCAGCTCCAATGTTTCTTTTTCGTCAATCTCTTCGACAAACTTAAAATAAAACTTGCTGGGGTCGTACCCATACAAGACAGAATCCAGCTCAATAAGTTTTTGAATCCAGTCCCTAATCTTTTTGACTTTAGATTCTATCTTATAATTTTGCTGTTCCTTATGAACTTCACCCAAGGCCCTGTTACCGCTATTTCCATCCACTCCAACTACTAATGTACTTCCAAGCAAATATCTTTGCACTGCTTTTGACTTCTCGCTCAACAATTCCTGATAGATTTCAGGTTTCAAATCATCTAATTTAATAAATTTTATGAAGTCATCAAGTGATTTCTCCCCAGCACTCGGTACTGCCAGCACATCTTTACCTTTAGCATTTTTTAAATCTTTAGCCTGTGCTTCTACATCTTTTTGCCTAGCTTTAATAACTTCTGGCGGATCTGTTTCAACAGCAGGTTCATAAGCGAATACCGTTATAATGTCCCCATATTTTTCTATAATCGCATTTAACTTACTCTCCAAATGCTCTTTAGCCTTGAATACTGGAACAAGCGGCAACAAATCTGAACTTCCCTGTAAATTATCCAGTCTTTCTTCATTAACGCAAACTAAAAAACGGTTGGGTTCTTTCGCAATAACAATCTCACTATCACGAGTTTTAATCATCCAACCGTTATCCTTGTTATATTTTATATATTTATTCGGCAACAGTACCAAATCATCAATCACTGTTCCACCTGTATCATCTTTGCCATAAATAATCTCAAATATAGATTTCTTATATATTTCCGATCTCAGCACATTTTCCAAAAGTTTAACCATATTAAAATTATTAAATCTTTCTTGAATGTTTTCAGCTGTCTCAAAATACTCAGGCACATCCGTCTCAATTTTCCACTCTTTCGATGTCACACTTTGTGTCATAAGTTGTATCGCCTGTGCCACATCGACATCAGCCAACATCTTCTGCAATGTATCATCATCAATATCTCCGCTATAGGAAACCGAACCAAGCGATATTATTTCTTTTACCAAAGCACTTACTACATTTTCCCTGATACTCACATTTCCTCCTTTCTACACGCTTATAAATTTTCTAATATATCTTTTTGAATTTTGAATCAAATCATTTATAACAATGCCCGCATAACTGCACACATCAACAGCGTCATCATGTAATGCATTTGGAAATTTCAAAAGTTCCTCTTCAAGCTCAAAAAGTTTATCCAAATTTTTATTGAAATAAACTTTCCCATTTTCAAACATAACTGATATGTTCAAGGCCCTTGTCATTTTATCAGTATCGGCTTTCAATTCCTTTAAGGGCATTCCCTCTCTGTTCGCCTGCTGAATTATCCCAATACCACTACTTTTGCTTTCTATGGCTTGAAATCTCAATTTATATCTATTCCTAAATTCCTTAATCACATTCCATTGGTCAGGAACTTCTAATCTTTCAAGCATTAAGTCAATTAAATACAAGTTCCATTCCCTGTCGCACATAAAAGTGGCAATTGCCGTATAATCACTATTCTTTCGAGTACTCATAGCGGTATCTATTGTTTGAAAATAAAAGCAATCTTTCACATTTACATTTTTATCAGCAGTTTTGATGAAGTCATTATCAATATCGAAATATTTAAAGTACTGCCGTTTAAAAAGTCCGCCGTCTTCAATTTGGGGCCTCTGCTGATAAAGTGCCGCAAATTCACGGCTACCTATCGCCTTTTTAATATTTTTAAGTTCTTTCAATCCGTACCGTTCTTCCCATAATGCCTCTCCGACATTTCTTCCTAAAATATCATTTTCTTCGGCAATCGCTGGAAGCACAATACTCTCAAAAACTTCTCCAGTACCGCTTTCCATCTCTTTAGAAATTCTACCGACCAAGTCATCCTCATGCCACCTGGTTTGAATAATTATAATCCCGCCGCCAGGTGCCAATCTTGTCCGAATAGTCGACTGATACCAGGCCCAGACCTTATCTCTTTGAAGTTTACTGTTAGCGTCTTCTCTATTCTTAAACGGATCATCAATAATCGCGATATGTGCCCCCTTACCTGTTGCACTTCCTCCAACACCTGTACTCACAACAGCACCACGATGTTCTGAAATTCCCCAGTTATCACCAGCACTCTTATCCCTGTCGATGATATTATTAAAAATCCCAGTCCCATTTTTACTGTGCTCCCTATAAGTATCTCTTGCTATTTTCCCAAAATCTCTAGCCAAATCCATTGAATAACTTGCGATTATAATCTCATAATCAGGATTATTCCCAATTATCCAAGCAGGAAATTTCTTCGTCATAGTTTCCGATTTAGAATGTCGTGGCGGCATACAAATATAAAGTCTTGGACTTTTACCAACTTTCACATCTTCCAAAAACTGCTGGCCCTTATCAGTCAAAAACTGTATATGCCTAGAATTTTTATATCTTCCATTCCCATCAAAAATAAGAAAATCTAGCAAATTCCGTCGTGAAAGCTCCTTAATTGCTTCCAGCCGTATCATTTCCATCTTATCCACCCTTACCACCAGCTAACGCTCTTAGCTCTTCGATAGTAAGTCCAGAAAAAGGATTGGTATTTAATTGTCCTGACAGCTGCATTTTCTCAATATATTCACCATCCATTTTATTCAAAATATCCAAAGCCTTTAACCTGTCCTGTATTTTCTCTTTTCCATTTTTAATAACTTCCGTCAAAAATTCTCTTCTTTCAATAGCAGTCATTATCCTACTAGTTTTAGTTTTTTCTCGTAATTCTTTTATATATCCCACCAATGTCGTATTTCGTAGTAATTTAGGTGTATTCTGTCTTGCATATCTTTCTTTATATCCAGCTTTTATTGCGGATTCAGTAGCATTTCCACTAGCTACATAATATTCACAAAAAGCCTTCTGCCTTGCATTTAATTTCAATGCTACCGCCTCCTCTTTTTTCGTTAAAATAGTAATAAAAAAAAGACTACCTGTTTTCTCAGATAGCCTCCACAATAAATAAATTATATATTTAGAGTAAGAACTGGAATAAAAACTATTTCTCCAAATGCTCATTAAAATTACATTCTAACATATTATACCATAAAAAAAGGTATAGTCAAGGTACTAAAAAGGTAGTCAAAAGGTAATTTTAGTCAAGTAAAACTTCCGGAAAGAGTAAATACTGTATTCCTTCAACCAATCTTGTCCTATTTTTACCTATAGTTTTCTCAGTTACCCCTATTTCTTCCGATATTTCTTCTATAGTAAAATTTTTAAAATATCTTAATTCGATAATTTTAAAATATTTATCTCTTTCAAAATATTTCAAGGCGTCTTCCACCCTAAAAATTCTTTTTTCCAGTTTTCTATTTTCTCCCTCCAAATACTCGATTCGACTTAATTCCTTTTCAGGGATCCCTTCAATTTTAATAACCCCACCTTTTATATTTTCAGAAAAAACAGGTTTTGATTTTATTGCTCTCAACCCTTTTTCTTTTATTTGTGTTATTTCATCCTCATTTCTTTTTAAATTAATTTTATAAAGTGGATAAGACCTAAGCATTGCCTCTGTCTCCGTGTATTTATCCCCTGATTTTCTTTTTTCCATCTTTTCAAATATTTTATCCGCAATTTTTTCTATATCTTTTTCATTCATATATTTTTTTTATTCTCCCTCAAATTTTTTTTCTCAAAAACGATTTTCTACGACTGAACTTATTTCAAGAATGAAAGTCCACAAAGCACTATAAAGCCGATTAATAAAACTTTAAACATATTTTTTATTGCTCGTTTCCTTGCAAACCTTCTTTGATTCGTTATAGTTCTGAAATCTACAAACATTTGGTGTTCAATCTCCTCATACCATCTTTTCAGATCAGTCAGTTCAAGATGTATAAGCAAAATTACAAAAAAAAGCGTTGTAGCTATCAAATATATCTTTATCATAAATCCTCTCTCCTCTCTAATTTTCTAGTACATTTTAATAAACATTCTATTAAACATCTCTTTTTTTGATTTCTCAAATAGCATTAACAAAGTTTTATCTGAAAAATTTTTATAATTAAAATTAAATCCATACACTTCTATTCTTTTATGCACATTCAATCTCTGCCTCATATCAACTTCCCATTTTAGCCATCATTTCCCATTGTTCCATCTATTTCTCCTCTCTTTCATCCCGTTCTATTTCCAATACACTTTCCTTTTTCATTTTTTCCTCCTATTATTTTAATATTAATTAATATTCTAATAAATCACAAAATATAAAATTTATCCTTATTTTTAACCACCAAAAAGTGAAACACATTCAGAACCAATAAAAATCATACTTCCAGAGAAATGTTTCAGTTACACTTTGCTTTTTAAAAGTTCCTATATAAAATACTACTTCTTCTCCATAATTGAGAACAAACAAATTTCCAGAAAAACTTTTATCGAAAACAAGTGTAACAAGTGTAACACACCTACTTATATAACAGTAGTCTATATTTATATAATATTATATAACCCTTTAAAAATAATAAATATAATATATTATAACATAGTGTTATATAACATTTTATGGTGTTACACTTTGTGTTACACTTTGAAGAAAATGTTTCACTTTAAGTGTAACTTTTTGACTTTTTTTACCTTTTTTTATCTCCAATAATATATAAAATATATGGATAAATAAGTCAATCATCATTTAAGTAATTTATTAATGAAAATTCAATTCTTTTTCCAGCTACTTATATGAAACATAGATTAAAAGCAACCATAGTTTATTCATTGTTTTCATCTACTGGCTGAAATGCTCTGTATGTTTTTTTATTCCTTCTTATAACCTTAATTTTTAATCTATGAACATTATAAATAGCCTCTCTTAACATCTTTTTACTGGCTGTTAAATCGTTTTCTTCACACCATTGCTCAAATTCCAAGTATATTTCCTGATTTGTTTTTCCAATTATATACTCTTTTGTTAAATCCTTTACATATATTTCAGCTCCATTGTTTTCTTCATGATATTGTCTGTTAAAATCTGCTACAATACTGCAATTTGTAAAATCTCCATTTTCATATAATCTTTTATACCCTTCAATAATTAACCTTAGCCAATATTCCAAAGCCTTCTGAGTAGTTAATTTAGTAATAAACCTTGGATCCTTTCTCTTTGGTTTGGAGTACATTGGAAGCCATAGCACTCTACGTTTATAGCTTTCTCCTTTTTCCCATGATTTCAATATATGATTTGATGTAAATATCAAACTTGTAGTCATAGCTGCAGATGTTGAGTTTTTAAACATTTTTCTAATTTCCACATAGTCACAGGTAGAAATATTTTTCAACATCTCCATATCCTTGCCATTAATTGGCTGATCTTGAATATCATCACCTAAATTAACTAATTTACCATCCATACTATACGCATATCTCTCATCTGACATTTGCTTTATCTTCAACCCACTACAATTCTCTCTGTTCAAAATACTTCTGATAATACTTAATAAAGTTCCTTTACCATTTCCTCCATCTCCTACAAAAATAAAAAATTTTGCTAGAGACCTTTTCACTTCTGGATCAGTAATTAAACCATGGGCTAAAATTTCAAATAGCAAATCTCTATACTTCTCATCATTATTAGTCAATTGAGCCACATAATTATCAACTATTTCAACTGGTTCAGCTTCAGGTTTATAATCTAATTCAACATAGTAAGGAGTAAATTCCTTATAGTCATCAATTTCAACAAACTCTCCATTTATTAGTACACCATTATTAAATTTTATATTAAAAATAGTATCTAGCGGTATCTTTTTACTTCTATACAGCATTTGCTTACAAACTTCGTCCACATAAGCAGTCTTCTGGTCTCCAACCATACTGTAAATCATATGTTTTAATGACAATTCATCGTTTTCATATTTAGTGCCGTTATAACAATAAAGCTCATTTTTATAAACACAAGTATTGAAATCTTTAATCATTTTAGTAGCTACCAAATATTCACCATTTTTTGTTGCTTCAAATCCAGTATCCCTTATAATTGTTTCAAACTCATTTTCATCTAAGGGGTCTGCAAATATGTACTGATTTATAAAATGGAGAATCCTTTTTTCTTCAGCATATCCTGCCAACTTAGCACGATGTGAAAAAAGTGCATTATTTCTTCCATCATTTTCACTAAGGCCCAACATACTTTCAAATTTTCTGTTAGCTTGGAATATTTCAGGTAATTCCTGTCTCACATCATTTCTTTCAACTTTTCTATGTTTTCCGTTTCTTTTTATCGTACAGCTTTTAGTATTTCCTGTATGCTTATACTCTATTTTAAAACCTAGAGGACACACTCTAGCAGCTCCACGAAATCCTAGTGGTTTCTTGAAGTATAAATGCACTCCTCTATCCGTCCATACAGTCCGTGTACGAATGTTAAAGTACTTTAGCAATACTTTTATCGTCTCAATGTCTAAACAGTCTATATCGACCACCAAATCATCATCAGTCAACAACCAACCAGCATCTTTAAAGTAAGTATCATTATCAGATATTTCAGCATTTTTAGCAGCATGTTTTTGACCTGGTTTATACTCTATATACATCTATTATATCTCCCACATTGTCAATTTCTTGTTTATAATTTGATAATAATGATTCAGGTCAACAATTTTCTCGAAATTTTCTAGTTTACTGCAATCGTCATTCCACAAGAACATTTTTTCAGGAGCATCGGCAAACTTAACAAGTCCACCGTCTAATCTTTTTTTACTCAATTGAATCCCGTTGTTTCTACAAGCAAAAACTCTATTTATATTCTGATATTTCTTATTGTCCTGGTCAAAAGTCCCTTGATAAGTTCTTCCTGCTTGAAGTATATACTGATACAATTCAGGCTTAGTTCTATTTTCAATCAATGTTTCAAGTACATCTTTATTATGCACTAATTTATTTACAACAGCTATATCAATGATTCTAGCATTGTTATTACTAAAATATTTGTCACCACTAAACTTATTAACATCTCCACCTTTACATTTAATATAATCCCCTTTTACACCTATATAGTTATTAACATCTTTCTGAATAAACAAATCAAAGTTATCTTCTTCCAAATTTAATTTAAATTCTTTCTCCCATTGCTCTTTTACTGCCAAATACTCAGTGGAGTTAGTTGTAAAAGCCACACCGTCAGTATTTATATTAATTATTTGGCAACTATCCGACAATCTTTTACATAATTCATACAGTGCTATTTGACCATACACACACACGGAATAAGCAGCACGAGGATTATTTAAGACAGAATATTGATTGTTTAAGTTTCCATACACCGAATTAAGAATTAATTTAAGAGCGTCACTTTCTAGCTTATCCTTATGTTTTATCTCAACTCTACGATTCAATATATCTATATATTTACTTGTAGCAGGGCCTAGGGCGTTTAGTAGAATGATTATATTAGGATACATGCTCGTAACATCTAATAATTTTACATTTTTAACTCTAATTGGCTTAGATGGTGCTCCATGCAGTCCTCCAAATCCAAACTGAATATCATTCCCAAATTCTTTTTTCGTTATTGTCTTCGTCTTCAATTCAAATGCTGGTTCATTCAACTGTAGCCACATTTCTTTTACTTCTAAATCAACTTTATCCAATAGGCTTTCTTCAATTCTGATACTGCTCCATTTATTTATTTTTCCAGAAGTGGTAAGCAGATTCCCTGAAATAGTTGTTGTATTCCATTTTTTAGCTTTACCGTTTCCAAGTTTTTTTACCAATAGTTCTTTTGTCTTAAAATAAGAATTTTCCCTCAGTTTATACACTTCAATGGTTGTATCCACATCATATCCACAATAAAACATTGCTTCTTTCAGTTCCTCATCTGTCAATTTCCTATCTATATCAAACGGTACACTGCTTTCAAGTATCATTTTACCCATATTTCCTTCAATTTTTTTTAATCCTGGTTTAGATACATTAATTTGCTGGAAACAGTCAAGACTATTTATGAAGCTATCCACTTCCTTATCTGCGTTATTTCCAGAGATAATTCTGTCATTAAATTCTTTTAATTGATAATTACTCCAACCTCTTATCATTTTTGTAAGAACTAAGTCGTCATAAAAGTAGTTGTTATAACCAACTAGAGTTTTACCTTTTATAAAATCTCGAAGTTCTTCAAAATCATTGTGAAATATTCTCAATGTATTTTTATTTATATCTTTAAAAACTACAAAAGCGTCATATTTATATACCTCAATATCATAAAATAATAGATTTTCCATACATCAATCCTTTCAATAAAGGGACATCGTTTGACATCCCTTTATATAATTACTATTTCTTTTTATTTTTCTTAATTAATGGCTTAATATCTACCCAGATGAATCTACCGCCAGCTTTTTTTACTTCAAACATTACAGTTCGACCTATCAACTCATCTTTATTTTCTACATCTACCCCAAATTTATTTTTAAATTGTTCTAACTTTTTTACTTTTTCCTGAGGATTAATAAAGAATTTTTTCATTCCATCAACCCATTTAGCGTACACCATTTTGTTTTCATAGATTTTTCCTTCATATTCAATATGGATTTTAATTCCCACATCATCTAACTTAATTTCTTTGATTACAGCTTCGTCAATCAGTCCTAATTCCTCATCAGTAAACTTATCCACTGAGCTTGTTTCCCACAAACTGCAATATGTATTATAATCATAAATATCTTTTCTAACTCCCACACAATTATGTAAATCATCAAAATCACAATTAAAATATTCCCGACACCATTTCTCTACTTTCTCAGCTTTTTCAGGATCATCAACAAATTTCGCTTGAGTTCCAGACCAGCTTTGTTTATTAAAATTAACTTCTCTTATTTCTCCAGCTTCTTCATATAAAAAAGTCATAATTGCTTTTTTTCCTTCATTTTCATAAACTACTTGTACTAATTCTAAATTTTTTAATAATTCCATCTATTTTTCCTCCATAATA